AAGTCCCTACGCGAGGCGAAAGACGAAAATGAAAAACTAGGCCGACGCCTTGGTGATTTCAAACCCCTGCAAGGGGTCATTGATCGTGGTCAACAACTAGTTTGGAAAATATTCTGGTTGGCTATCTCGGTCATTATTGTTTTAGTCGTACTGGGAGCCATTTTGGGTTTCCTTTACATCCGTGCCAAAGCTCGATTAGCCGAATTCGCGATCAAGCTCCCTTAGTAAAGAGAGAAGTCATGACATGCACTTCGAAATCAAATACCTCTTCATCGTCTGGACGGTTGGTTGCCTATCTGGCTTGTCTAGGTGCCTGTATGATGGTGATCATAAGGGTGCTTCCCATGCTTTCTTTGTCGGTCTTTTCTCTGGTTTTCTCGCCCTTGCAATTGTCGCAACTCTGGGTAATGTCGGCCATCCTGATTTCAATCCAACTAGGTGGTTGGGCATCGGATCAATCATCGGCTTGTCCGGACGAGAACAAACCGACATCATCAGTTTCATGTGGCGACGAGTCCTAGGAGATAACGATGCCAAACCCCTTCCACCAAAAAAGAAAAACACACAGCTCCCCGACTCGGGCAAGACTGTCTCTAATAATTCCTTGGGTAATTCTAAGCCTGTTCCTAGTGGTCCAGAAGATAAACCCAAACCAACACTTAAGTACAAACGAAAGAAGCCATGAAACCTCGCCAACTGAATGTAATCGAACCAACCTTCCAAGTTCCTCCCTACCGGTACGAAGTCCTGAAGATGACGTACACCGATTCCGAGGGGCGGACGATCGGCAAACAGATGTCACCACCAGTGGAACAGATCGAAATTCCCGAGGGTGGATGTCTATTGGAATTTCAAACAGCGGGCGGGAAGGACGTCGAACAACCGATTGAGATTTTGACTATGATGCCTCAGACGGTTGGTGAGCAAGTTGAAGACGAGCAAGTTGAAGACGAGCAAGTTGAAGACGAGC